CGCTCGTCGATCTGCTGCTGTGCAGATTTAATAAGCTTTGTTACCGAATCGTAACCTGACTTCGTTGCCTTGCCAGTCAAAACCGACTGGAGAGCGGTCTGTTCGAAGGCGTCAATCTTCTGCTGTTCGGCTAACCGACGTGCCTTTTCTTCTTGGATGTTTTGTGTGAAGCCTTTTACAAGGCCAGTAGCAAACGCTGCGCCAATACCCATAGCTTACTCCGCCTCTTCCATAGTCGGTTTCATGTTCATAAAGTTTTCTTCTTGTGGCTCTTCTGGAATGTAGCCACTACGAATGTCTGCGTTGATCTTTTCACGGATGACAGAGAACATATTTGGATTGTTCTGTTTCATCATACGGAAGAAGGTTGCATCGTCCATTTCGTCTTTTTCCAACTCATCGTCGTTCTCAAAGAAGCGGTACGGAATACCTTCCTCTTCAGCCATACCAGCAATAACCATTGCAAGCGGCCCCTTGATCAACAAACCGACATCCGGTGTAAACTGACCTTCGGAGAATGCCTGAAAGATATACCCTTCTACAATCACCTCAACCGACGCGCCGACAATCAAGAGTTTCATCAACTCCCGTTTGTTCTTTTTGCGGTTTAGTTTAGCTATAGCAGTTTGTAAAGCTTCCTGTGGATCAACAATTTGTGGGGGCTGTCCCCACGGCCACTGTTGATTGTCTGAGGTTAGGCCGTATCCCGGCGGTGCCATTGCAAACGGGTCTTTTGCTTCTATGCTGCCACGAGGGGCTTGTGATGGATCTATTTTCATTATACATCTATCTCCCGCAGTTCAGGCGTTTCAGTAGCAAGTGTCTTGCGTCCCTGACGGATGGTCTGCTCTACGCCTGTTGCAGCACGAAGGTTTGCAATGTGGCTGTTGTTAGACGATTGCATCATCTGTGCAGCCCGTTGTACTTCAGGCATAGAATATAGGGTGCGCTGAATGTCACTGAGTTGAACTTGACCGACAGCTTGACCACGAGTCAATTCTTGTACAGAGCGTGGGCGTTCTCTTATATTGATGTCGGGGGCTTGGAAGTATCCGCCTTGATCCCCAGCACCTGTGCCCTTCAAGTACATCTGTGCGCCCTTCTTGATGAAGCCGCTCAAGTTTGCTTGTCCACCAGAACCAATAAGACCGCTTGTTTGTGGACTACCACCTGATCTACCCGGATGAGTCGTTGCTGGGCTACCGAACAATATATCCTTACCAAATTCAAATGCCGTAGTAGCAATGTTACCTAAACTAGACCAATTCATATCTTATTTCCCTAACTTGCAATCCAAGCAGCAATCCAGTTACCGATACCTGCAGCCAAGTTATCCTTCTGTTGCTTATCGTATAGCTTCTCGCTGTTGGCAAATTCCATAGCCATGATACCGACTTCGTGCTGTCTCTGAAGCTGCGATTCACCCTTTTGGAAATTCCAAGCTGCGTTATCTCTGTATTGTTGCCATAGATTATTTAGTGCGTTTTGTGATGCGTTAAAGGCGTTTTGTACGTTTTGTCGGTTTGCTTCGTTTTGGGCAGCAGTGTTAGCCGTGTTGACTTGTCTGCGCCACTGTGTGTTCGATTGATCCACAGCAAACTGCATGTTGGCGTTGAACTTCTGTCGGTTATCCGCCATTGCAGAGTTGAACTGATTCATTGCGTTTTCTTCACCCGCGTTGAATTGTTCCATTGCAGCCATTCGGTTTGCGTTGGCTGTTTCAACCTGTGAACCCAACTCAGCAAAGAATTGCTCGACCTGTAGTTCGTTCTTTGCGTTGAACTGCTGACGAGCATTTTCTTCTGCCGCATCCTTGAAGATACCCTGAGTCAAGGCATTATATGAAAGTGTGTTGGCTTGTTGTTGTGCGTCGAGGTTCTTTGTTTCGGTAGCAAGCAACGACTGTGCGTTGGTTACGGCGGAAGTCAAACGAGCATTCAAATTTTGCTTATCCATTGCGGCAAAGGTTGCGGCGTTGGAAAGAGCCATCTGCTGTTCGTTGTTCAAATTAGCAAGCTGAATAGTTGCGTACTTCTTTGCATCGTCGGCTGCAATCGTGATACCAGATTCCAACACGGCCTGTGTCATAGCCGCTGCAGCCATACTAGAGCCGCCCAAGCCCCGTGCTTGCATGATGCCGCCAATCTTACGAACTGCAGGAGCCGCCCACGGGGGCATTGGCTGGCCTTGCTGGATGCTGTTCATCAATTGACCAAGCTGATACTGAGTGGTAGCTTGTGGATCTAGCTGTTGTGTTGCGGCAGTACCGATAGCCCCCGCAGATGGACCGCCTTGTACGCCCGTCATATCTACTTCTACGGGCTGAGTGATCTGGGCTGCTTGCATCGTGCCTATCTGTGGGGCAACTTGTGCAAGAGATGTATTGGCGATTTGTCCGATGTTCTGTCCAGAAGGGGTAGGGAGAGGGGCTTGCAAACCTGTTTGGCTGGCAGTTACAGTAGCAGCTTGTTGGCCCGTCGGTTGCAACTGTGTACCAGCCGTAGTTTGTAGTTCACCCGTTTGTACCTGCTGTTGAGCCGGAACATTAGCAGGAATACCCGAACCTGCAAGGGCACCCACTTCCTGTTGTAGTTGTTGGTCTGTGGTAATTGTTGCCATACTTAATCCCTACTCAATACTTTATCTAGCTTATCCTCGACCCGGTGCAAGGCGTCCATAACCTGACGCATGTCGTCACGCAATTCAGACTTGGTAGCGTATTCCTCACGAGTCTTGTTCAGCAAAATGTTGAGCCGCTTCTGCTCTTTGCTTTGTTCAGACAAGAACCAAGCAAGCCCTGCTACGACCAAACCAGTAAGCATATCTATGAGACTGGTCATCTCCATTAGATTACATCAGGCCAGTCGTTTATCGGCGCATTACCTGTCGGATTACCGTCTGAATCTACAGGTACGTCAAATAGGGCAATGAAAGCATCCAAATCTGCAGCACCGTCAATGACAGTTTCAATTGTATTGCTTGCAGCGCGGACATCGCTGCGATACTGAGTAACCGCAGACGGTACGCTATAATCAGATACCTCAGTTGCTTTGATAACTTGCCAGTCACTAGGCGCAAGCAGTGATGCAGCCGTTGTCTTTGTCTGTGCTTTGTGGATTGACTTGAGGCCAAGCGTAACAAGCTGATTGCCATCTTCGTCCAAGATGGGGTCGTTGTTTTCATCGACTTCATTGATGTCAGTGAGGGAACGTGGTATCAAAGTACCGTCTGCTTGGCGACCCCAGTAGAAGCGGTTGTCGAAGGGTGCTTCGCTTGCAGGTGGCTCTTCCCACACGATATTGTAACGTGTTTTTGTTTCGGCAGAGTAGCGCATCCACACTTTTGGATGCAACCGACCCGTTGAGTCTGTCCAAGCCTTTCCCGGCTTTAGGGTTTGTAGTCCATGTTTCCATGCCATCGTCTTATCTCCTATCGTGCGTTGGCGTATTTGAATGGGGCTTCGGCAAAGGCGAGGTAGATGTAGCTGCCGCCTGATGCGTTTCTTGCGCTATCTGTTGTTCTCGCCTTGAAACCATTGCTTAAGAAATCAAAATCAAAAGTTGTGCTTTCAGCGTTTGCAAGGTTTGCTTGCAACTGTTCATCAACTTCATTGAAAGGACTCCTTACAGCATCGGCTATATTCCAACTACCTGTGCTATCTGTCCGCTTCACCATAAGCCATTTTACCTCGAAATTTGTGAATACAAACGTGCCATCTGCGGAACCGTTCCCGACATATGACCCGACCTTGCTGTAGCCATCAACACTGTGGAAGCAGTATGCTATGTATGTATCTGTGTTTACATTGTAACTTGAGCCGTTTTGATAAAACACAGTTGCTGTTGGTGGGGTTCCTTGAAAATAACCACTAGCCCCATTGTCAAATTTAGCACCAGTTGTGTTTAAATTTAAAAACGACCTTCCGTCTGTGCCGCCATCAAATTTGTTGTAAACAAGCCAGTTTTCTGCTCTTGTTCTTGCCTTAATAATTATCATCTCCGGCGCACTAGCTAGGCCGTGACCGATTGTGGCGTTAGCACCTGTCCCGGTATAAGATACAACACTTGTCCCGGCATCGGGTGCCGCCGATACGCTTGACGTAATGCTGCCGTCAGTGTTGCTGACTGCTGTGCCTCCAGCTTTCCAGTTCCAAGCGACAATGCTATCACCACTAGCATTAGTGCCTATGGAGCCGCTAGTATGCGTAAAACCATCACTGTCAAAAGATGTTATTGAGCCAATAGCGTCAGCGGTAGTTGCGCTTGAGTAAATTCTATTTTGCCCCCTAATAACATCATATAATTCGGGGGGATAGGCTGTTGTTCTGCTTTTTGCCCAAACAAAATCGGGCTGGAAACCAACACCAGTTATGGCATTTGTTCCGCTGTTTCCAGTATACAGCACCGTATTAAAGTAATCGTCAGCCTGTTCCGCAGCATTCGGGCTGATGGTTGGTTCTGGTAGGTTGGCTGAACAGAGGGCTAAGAAGCCGGATGGTGGGGCGTAAGCGAAGTCACCGACACCGTTACTATCCGCATTGCCGCCAGCCGTTTCATCGCCAGCAAATGTGCTATCCTGACCGAAATTAGCGTGATGCGGGTCATTGCTTGATGTGCCACCAGTCTTGCTTACCATCATCACATAGGTGCCTGATATACCAGTAAATGCGGCATTGGTTGTTGTTCCATCCGCTATTTCTGATGCTGTTGCAGAATTTTGCCAAGTGCCGTTTTTACTAAACCAAAGCGCACCATTATCCGCATCAAATGCAACACCGATTATATCTCCGTCAGCATTCCAAGAGTCACCATATGAAGCACTAGACCCGTTATATTTATCGCCACTGCCATAGTATAAATAGCAATCACTGTTAGAATATGGGATGCTAGTTATATTTGTATCTTCTTTAGCAATACCAACCAGTCTTACCACTGACCCACTGCCAGCAGTGCCGTTCCTCACCTCAAAATACCATTTACCTGACGACACAGCGAAAGTAGAGTTTTGCGTACCGTTATTACCAGCAGTCAAAGCACGAAGATTGCCTTCTGATGGCGCATTGTAATTGTATTTATCTAATGGATTCCAAGTCGCAAAGTTATTAGTCGGACTATCCGGCACGACATCGCTTGCGGCTAAGTTGTTTGCAGTAAAGTCGTTGGTGTTGCCAGATAGGTCATCGCCTATTGCCGCACTGTCTGCGAATGACAGGTAGAAACCGTTAGTGCCATAGCTACCGCTGTACTGCTTCGGCACCCAGATGCCGTTAATGGTTTCGCCAAAATTTGACGGTTCTGCCGCTGTACCATCAACAAAATTGACTTCTGCTAAATATGCGTCAAGCCGATAGTCTGCGGTATTGTGATGCGTTTCCCCAATGTAATGAGCCAAACCAGTTGTGTTTACATACAGATTAGAGTTTTGTGCTGGATACCCGTTAGTGTTAGTTAAATTTGTTAGTCTTGTTCCATTGACGTACATTCTAATTCTATCAGCGGCGGTGCTTTCGGTTGTATCCACAATAATTGTGAACATATACCACCCAGACATATCACGAAAACTATCTGTACCTTCTAAAATGTAGTAGGTTCCACCATCCAATCTTTGGTCGATAATAATATAAAAACCGTCATTTACATAAAATTGAACATCGACTCTTTTATTGTAAACACCACCGCCAGCGGAAAAAATACTGCCAGTTGCAAATGAACCACTTGCGACAGGCATATTGCCTAACTTAATCCAAGTGTTAAAAGTCCAAGTTTTTTGATCGCTTGTTGATGATGGTGTGCGGCTTAGATACGCACTATCTGCCGCATTAAACCGCAGAGACTGGTCAATGCTGTAGGGGTAGAAGCCGCCAGCTAACGCACCACCGGGATCACCCGCACCGCCTAGTCCAGCACCATTTGCTTGAAGAATACTCATATTATGTTAATGCCCCTGATACAGAAACCAAAACCCTGTTGTCGCCCGTTGCGGCCTTTACAAAATACGCTAGATGATACACACCAGCGGTAGCAAGTGCTGTTAAGGCATCTGCGTTAATAGCTACCATAGCGTTGGCAGAAATTGTGCCGCCGCCAGTAGTTAAGAAGATGTTGCCTGACTGACCAGCTACAGTGTTGCTAAAGGTGAGTTCATCGTCACCTGTTGTAGTAGCTTGGAAATTGGTGTTGTCAGTCAAGTCAAAGGTAATGACGTTGCTGCTAGGTGAGTCTGTTGTGATGGCGTTGGTTCCATCAGAACTCAAAGCACGGCCTTTTACCTGCACACCGTTGGAGATGGTTTCAAACTTTTTATCATTATCAAAGTACAAGTCAACGCCGTCATTGACATCCATAGCAATGTACGTTTCGGTGCCTGTGTCGCTACGAAGCGTGATACCGTCGCCTTGAACGTTCAACTCGCCTGTGTTGTTTTCAATGAAGCTGTCTGTGCCATTGTGGTATAGCTGCAAGTCGGTTCCGGCACCGATGTTCAAATTTTCGCTATCGCCAAGAACCAACCCGTCAGATGTTACTGTACCAGTAATACTGACATTGCCTGTACCAGTAATATCGTTGCTGTTAAGATCGAGGTTGCCACCAAGCTGTGGCGTAATATCTTCGACAACATTACCTATACCCCCAAGATCATCGTTGAAACCTGACAAAGCAATGTTGGCCTTAGTCAGCTTCTTCTGATTTCCGCCAGCATCGACTACAGCAAAGAAGTCACCGTCACCGTCTGAAACCGACGTGGTGAGTTCGTTCAAGTCGAGAGACAGGGTGTGAGAAGTTCCTTCCCCGGATACGGCTCCGGTAGAAGCAAGACCTGTACCTGCAGTGATATCCTGTACGTAATCGTTGGTTGTGTCAGTACCCAAAGCAACTGAGTTAGGCTGAATTGTAGCTGTGCCTGTTACGTTACCTGAACCGTCGAATGAGGCAGATGTCCATACCACATCGCCTGTCATTCCAATCGTGCGTCCTGTTGCAAGGGCAGTAGCCGTGTCGGCATTGCCAGTCACGTTACCAGTTACATTACCTGTAACATTTCCTGTTACGTCGCCCGTTACGTCGCCTGTAAGATCCGCTGTTACTGTCCCCGCAGAAAAGTTACCACTTGCATCCCTAAATACGATGGTGCTTGCTGTGTTAGCGTCGGTTGCATTCGAAGTAACGGTAAAAGTCCCGGCTTCTGCATTCACAGATCCACTCAGACCGTTGCCTGACGTAGCCCCCTGTTCCACGTAGGAGCCTGTAGTTTTGGTTCCTAGTGCAACAGCGTTTGCTGCAACTTGTGTCGCCGTAACAGAATTAGCCGCCAAACCACTAGATGTGATAGGCGGTCCCTCTCCTGTTGTTCCGTCGTGGCTGTGACCTGTGGAGCCGTTGAACGCAGCTACAATTGCGTCGAACTCACCATCCAAGTCAGCAGCGTTAATAACGTTACCATCTGCAATGTTGTTTGGGGTATCGTTACGAGTATATCCTGTACCCATATCTGTTATCTCCTTCCATAGAGTCCGTATTGTATGGACGCGGAGTCTATGGTAAATGTCGAGTCGGTTGTTTGACCTAATGTTTCGTATAGGATTGATACGGTAAATCCTGAACCCGTTACTGGCTCATCATAAATGTATCGGGCTTTGTTGCCGAACGAAGATGTGCCATATACACCTGCACCATAAACAACGGAACTTGCACTTGCGTTGTTCAAAGTAACTGGTAATGGTTGCACTGAACCTGTCTGATCAAAGTCATACTTAATTGACATTTGTAGTTCAAATGCACCGTCTGCATCAATGTAACTTGTGTTACGGAATACTGTCTTTCTCAAGTTAGGGTCTTGAAGTGGAACATACGGGGTTGCAAATGTTGCCGTAATGTTTGTTCCATCAAAAGTATTACCCTGTTCCATTCGATACAAATAATCTAATTCATTTCCAAAGTAGATAAATTCTGTGTTGCCATCGTATTCACTGAAAGTGCTATACGCCTTTATGCCGCGTATATCATTCCAAGAGATACCTTCCTGCAGTTGCGTTCCAGCAACCGACTTTGCTCCAGAAGTCTGGTACGTCGCGTTGTACCCAAAGATACGATACTGGCTTTTTTCTCTGATAACTACGCTGCTAAAAGAAGAACTGCTAGATATCAAGTCTAGCATCTCTGTCTGGATAGGCTTTGATATTACTCCTAATGCAAAGTCGCCCACACGATCTGTAGCTGAAAAAGTACGTAAACCGTCTGGACCTAAAAATATAATGTCGCCGCCAATCTCCTGAATTGTATCTTCTGCGACACAGCCCAAGTCTCGTGATACGGGCTGCAGGGCAAAATCTGCTACACTGTTACCAACCAGTCTGTTTATTTTATTTTCACTGAATATAATTAGCTGTTCACGAAATACAATTAAGCCAGTTATATTATCAGCTATGTTTATTATACCACCGCCAGACGCACTTGTAAAGTCTGTATCGCTATATGGTGCAGAAAAAATGAGGTTTTTGCCGTTTCCAAGAAAGATATGGTTCTTGTAATTGACTATATGTGTGCATCCAAGTGTATCATTAGACAATCCAGTTTCTTCTTGGAAGGTGCTGTTATCGAAGGTAAATGGCTTGTTTCCTGTATCACCATCGACAACCATAAACTTTTCGGTGCCGCTAAAATCGTACTTTAAAAACCGAACCTTACTAGATCCAGAGCCTATGTTCACACCCAAGCTACTAAATGTAGCGTTGTCGGTTATTTCCGTCCAGCCTGAACCTGCAGATCTAAAGATGCCATCACCTCGCGCTACGTAGACGTTATCACGATAACGAAGGATGCCGCGCATAACACCACCATTTGGTACAGGATCTGTGTCGTACTTTTCAAAGCCTTCGATTCGACGATATCCACCAAAAACCGACGGTTCAAAGTTTCGTAATATTCGTGCACTTCCGGGGGCTGTAATACCGTGCTGCAATTGAGACAGGTTAGTTATCAAACCGCCCTTCAGTTCGAATATGTTGGTATTCCAACGATCTGGCATTTAAACCGCCCTTGCGTATATATTCTCATTTACATTTTGTGTACGCATACGTTTCATACCCTGTTCGAATTTTTGAAATGACACACGTGCAGACTCTAGGTTATCGCGGAACATATATGCGTAGTACATGCCGCCATCTACAATTACATGTCGGTAACGGAATGGAATGGTAGGTACGTCGGTATCATTTAACAAATCTGCAGGATACATATAGTATTCATATTTTACGGAGTAGGCCGCATCTGGAATCGGTGCAAAGATGATGTCGGTATCTTGTGCACGAACTACATATTCTGGTGCGCTACCTTGTGATGCCGCTTTGTATTCGTCGTCGATGTATCTAGAAACATATTCGTCGTAGGATAGTTGTGTTAGTTTACGTGCGCTTTCAACGAGAGGTGTTGTGCTACGCTCCAAACGAACTGTATCAAAGTCAACGTATTTTGCGTTAGTCGGAAGTGGATATCTTAGCTGACCTGCTGTCAAAGTTATTGTGTCAAAGTTATGATTAAAAGGCCATGCAAAGTGAGACTGATTGACATCGCGAATTGCAGCGTTTACAGAATCCTTTAGCTGTGCGTAGACACCTGTAGCAGTAGCGAAGTTGGCGGTGGTCAGTTCTGTTTCATTTAACCGACGGGCAATATCGTTTGTTAGTCCCAAGAAATCGTATGCCATTTAGTTTTTCTCCACGACACGAATTCGTGCTTCTTGTTCGAACACAGTCGAGATGCTGGTAGTCATACGGCAGATAATGTTGTATTCCTGAAAGTTGGTTCCCAATCCTAAGTACAAAGTAGCTACCGTGTCGGTGTTTGTGTTTGTTACGTGCTGAAGCCCGTTTACAATATCTCCTTGTGCAAAAGTTATAAACGAACTTGTTGTTGCATCGTAGATCTTCCAAGCGACACTACTAATTGTGTGTTCTTCTAGAATATTAGTCCAGTCGATAGAATAATCTACCTGATCATCTGGATCTTTATCTTGCCACTTGATAGACATTGTTATGCAACCCTTCTTGCTTGTGACGGGGTTAGTATGAATGTTCGAACTTTACTATATCCAAGTACGGGAATGACTAAGGTTATGCCTGTATACGTTCCTGCCCCGATAGATCCTGTCATACCGACAGATGTAACACGGTGTGTATTTGAGAAGGTGAGGGTGCCGATAGAACCTGTAGCACTGACGCTAATCAAACCTTCATCGGGGTTTTCAAAAACGGTGTTGACAGAGCCTGTTGCAGATACACCGACTAGGATGGTCCCCGGATTAGCACGTACACTTCCTACGCTTCCAGTTGCCGATACACTATCTATAGTTTTGGTTGCTGCTGGACCTTTACCTAAAACGTTACCGATTTCGGCTGTGGCTGATACACCAACAAGACGCTCAGATAAGTCGATTTCAAAACCATTTATAGCTACAGTTTGAACTTGGCCTGTGCCTTCGACCCCACCGACTACTTGCGTAGGGGACGTGATACCATAAGATGCAGCACCGTATTGTCCGGTGCCATATAGAGCATCTGCAGTATCAAACGTAGCCATGTTAGGCTATCCGAATAACAGCGTTACTTGCGTCGGCTGCAGGGAATTCAATAGTCAAGTCACCTGCTGAAGCACTAACTGTGCCGCCGAAATCGATTACAGCAATTGCTGCATTACTTGCGGCAGTGTTGTATATGATACAACCATCGGCAGACAAGGTTACGTTGCTGAACACTTCGTCTGTAAAGTCAACGATTGCAGTGGTGCCATCTGTAGAAATAGTTGCACCGTCAAGAACTTGACCACCAGCAGTGTAGCCAGTACCCGTTGCTTCGTCAGAGTTGCCTGTTACATCGGAATAGTTGGTTGTTGCTGCACCGTAAGTTCCGGTAGGGGAAGCTTTAATTAGTGCAAGTTTAAGAGAGTCTGTGTCGAGGTCGTGCGTACCGCCCAAAAGTTCAGACTTGAACGACGTGCACATCGCGGTTGTGATTGCCATTGGGTTACTCCTTCAGGGCAGTTTATAGGGAAGTCTCAAAGAATTCCTCAAGGGATATTGAAATATTTACGGAACTATTTGCGCTTGCAAGTCCGCGTAGTTTGTCGCCGCCAATCAAATACAAAGGATAGTCGGTTATTTGCAATAGAGAGTTTGCCGAAAGTTCGACAGTTTCAGCAAGGGTGTAGTGGGTTGTGCTTGCTGCGTCGTACCAGTCTAAGCTGAATGTAACCGACGAACTAGAGGCGTTGTTGATGTAGATACTGTTTACGTCAGTTGTAAAACGTGTCGGTACGGTGTAGATGTCTTGATTGCTTGTGGTAAGTTCTAAAGCAAGGGTGCGTTTTTTACGTTCTGCCATGTTAGTTACCGTCTGTTAAGTCCCAAAAAGCAAGACACCCTATGATATCATCTGTACCGGAAATTGTACGTGCAGCCAAAGTATATACGTCGCTTGTACCTGCTATGGTTCTTCCTAGCTGCAAATCAAAGTTGTACCCTGTTGGTACTATAGCGTCACCGGAAGATTGGTTAGTTCCTTTAGTATAGTTTTGTAAAACGATTGAACCGCCCGTTAGTGCTGTAGCAGTCACATCGTAGTCTACGTTATTAAATGCACTGGTGTTGTAAGATGCGCCAGTTAAAGTTGGATTTTTAATTAGGGCTATCTCGTAGTCTACGTTATTCGGAATAGGAAACACAGTATAGTACGCTGGTAAAACTACGGCATCTAAGCTACTTGCATTTAATCGTATAGAAACCAACGGTTCAAAAGATGTAGTTACCGTGGTTGCGGCTGTCATACGTGCCCAGCTTAACCTAGCTACTTGCTGATATCCGCCTTCGCTAACAATACTAGAACAAATCTGCTTCATGCTTGTACCGCTAGACAAAGTATCTGTTGCGGTAATCTCGTAACGAATTGGCAAGATTGCCGTTTTCATGTATACGGATGTTACATCATTAGCGTGATGAAATTTGTGACAGACAATAAACTGACCATCTATTACAAACCCGCATCTTACTGTTCCAACACCTAACCATTCAAAGTCCATAAATAGGATTTGTGCTTTAGGGCTTGTGGTTACGTTTAGGGTTTTACCACTTGGTCCTGTACCGTCTAACTTATCTACGTTCCAGTTAGCTTGTGCTACGTAGCCTGTATCGTCTGCACTACCGCTAGTTGATGTACGAACAACAAACCGAATATCTGTATCATTTTGTTCGAAGTACACACCGTCGTTGGCTCCGAAGAAACCGACCCGCTGACGAAGGTTTGTTTGCCGCGCAGCAAATACAAATGTAGCAAGAAACAATAAGCTTTTACCCGGCTGATACGGAAATACTCGCTTTGTTTCTCTTATTACCTCATCGCCTGAAGTAGTCGTCACAGACATCTGTACGCTACTTTCGTTAGCTAAGTGAGATGCGCTTCCGCTACCCGATGTACTCGTATCAAATTGTCCGTCTATACCAAATCGATTTTGACTGTCAAATAAAGTAAATGGTGCTGCTGTCCGCAACCGACCAAATGCGTCTACGTTTGTACCACCTAAAGATACGAGGTTACCATCGCCCGTACTTGATAAGCGAACCAGATTTGGATATGAGGTGATGGACACTACTTTTTATCCCAGTTCAAAACCTTGCGGTGCAACTTCCAAAACCAATTACCTACAGAAGTAAAGGGCTTTCCACAGTACAACAAACCCCAGCCAACGTATCTAATCAAACAGCGACGGAAGTGTGTCATAATCATCCTCAAGCCAATCGAGGGTACATAGGCGGTAATGCGCTTCAGACCAGTCTTTAACAGCCTTGTCCATAGCAAGTAGGTCATTTTTAGCGTTCTTAAAAACATATTCTGCTGTCTTCTTTTTTGATTCATAGGTGTGGCGGAGAGCGTCTACTGCAAGTTTGTCCATTTTAATCCCCTTCGAACTTATTATAGACTAAAAATGTAAATTAGTCAAGTTATTTCGGAAGAAGGGCAATAGCTGCGAATAGTAACCCGGCTGCTGTTGCTACAATTAAGCTAATCAAAGCAGACTGTTTCAAACCTTCAACGAACTCTTCATGTTCTTGCTGCGCTTTTATTTTGGCTTGTCGCTCTGCTTCTTTTGCTTCTTGTATGCGTCGTGCACGTTCATCAACAATGCCTTGCCAAGTTCCGGGGCCAAACCTCATATCAACAAGGTTTCGCATTTCGTTGATTTGTTCTTGGGCAAGCCTTGCATCAATAACTTCTTGTGCAACCGACTTGATACCGAACTGGTCGCCCAGACTATTTCCAGACTTTTTAGACCTTTGTTGTTGTACCTGTTTTTCGCCAGTGAGGAGATTGTCGATATGCCCCGCAACTTCTCCTACATCTTTAGCAGTGTTAATTGCAGACTTTATTCCCTCGACAGCACTCTTCACTAATGCGATACCCGCAAGAGTCTCTGCAATCATCGTTTATCCTCGTTGGTCGGTTGGTAGTCACTATTTTGTTACAGCGTCGTCGTGTAGAATCCATTGCAAACGTAAAACATCCTGTCTTAATTCTTCTATATCTTTTGCAGTGGCGTGGCCTACCATTACTTCGCGCATCTCAAGCTGAAGGTCGTTAACTGTTTTCATATTCCATGCAGCTAACCCCATAAGTAATGCCATCAAGCCACCAATGATTTGCTTTTCCATTAGGCTAAAATTCCCCTGCTTTCATCGCATCCGAAAGTATACGTGCCCTTCGGCCTACCTGCCGTGCCCACTTCGAATCCATCATTTCAAACCCCGCAGCTTCAAAGTTTTCTTCGTGGATTGCAGACCACATCTTCTTAAATTTGCATAGACGGGGTACACCCATGTTGAATGCCATGTCCATCAGGATTAGTTGGCGAACCGCATCCAAGTTCTCTACGCATTCGTGAACCCGACACAGTTCGTTTTCTACAATCTTGATGTCGTTTAATGCAAGATACCGTGCATCAGCTTCGGTAATGCCGTGCTCATAGACAATGCCCATGTTTGGTATGTCCATGTAGTCAAGTTCTTCTTTGCTAATCCCCCTGTCTTTTAAGTTACGACCGATACCGATTGTGTCGATACCAAGCGTATCCTGATAGACGGTAAGAACCATACCCTCGTGTTCGATAAGTTTATCTAAGAAATGCGACGCATTATACTTCATCGGTTTTCCCCGAACTCTTCCATGAGGTTGTCTATATGAACTCTAGGCTGTGTTCTATCCATATACTTTTCGTATGTACCCCGTACAGCGTAATCTACAAGGGCATCATAGTCCCAACTAAGTACGTAGTTTTTTACAGCAACCTGTATATCTTTTTCTTTGTAGGTCTGTACTTTAGTTCTTGTAGTAGGAAATCCCTCAGTGTTTTCCATCTTGAACATAGACATTATATTTCCAACGCTCCTACGATACCACACTTGTATTCAACAGATGCCCATGAACCATCTTTTGGTATCTCTTCGTATACCTGTCTGTTTCGTTCACATTTATTTTCGTTATCAAACCACTGAACTGTCTGATTAAAGCATTTCCCTTCTGCTGTACAAACAGTCAACACCAGTGCCCAAATTACAGTATTCATTTCTGTTCGTGTCCCATCCATACAGCAAAGGCACCAGTCATAGCACCTACTACAGTTGATACAAAGGCTGTTTGCTGTGTAGTGGCTGCTGGACCTAAGTCCATAAACCACTGCACAACTTGATAAGCCATAATAGTCATAGCCAGCATCATTGCTCTAGGTAACAATTTCCAAGCTAGGATTTTCTCCATCGTGTAGGTCATCTATTTCTTTCCAAAGAATTTCGTTGCCGCTCGTGTTCCAAAGCTTGCAGCAACAATCGTGCCCAAGCTGTACTGGTACCATTGAGGCATTTGCTCCAGTTGTTG